GCCTCTTGCGGAGCAGTATGTTAACCAGCTTCAGAACCTTTCCAGTTTAGAAGGTCAGGGACAGGCACTTAATCAGTATTACAACTCTCAGCAGTATAAAGACCTTGCAGGTCAGGCTCGTTACCAGAGTCTTGCTGCTGCGGAGGCTACGGGAGGACTTGGTTCGACAGCCACAAGCAATCAACTGGCTACGATCGCGCCGACTCTCGGTCAGTCTTGGTTATCAAACCAGATGAGCAATTACAACAATCTGGCAAACGTTGGGCTTGGTGCTCTGCAAGGTCAGGCAAACGCCGGGCAGACGTACGCCAACAACATGAGCAGCATTGCACAGCAAAGCGCAGCTCTTGCCGCTGCTAATGCCAACAAACCATCAAGTCTTCAGACAGCAATTAGTGGCGGAACGTCTGGTGCGATTGCCGGTGCAGGTCTTGCCAGCCTTTTGGAAACATCAACACCTTGGGGAGCTGGCATTGGTGCTGGTATCGGATTGCTTAGCTCGTTGTTTTAAGGGGTAATCATGGCTACTTGGCAAGGATCAAATGGCGGATTGTTAGCTGGTATCGGCGGCGTCAACTCAAACGCTCCGAGCGTAAATGACATCGGCAATACGCTTCAGCTTATCAGGCAGAACAATGATATTGAGCGTTCAGGCGCTAACAATGTTGGGCTTACTGCTTTGCAAGGCCTTTCAGGCATTGCAGGGGTGTTTCAGCAGGAAAAGCAGGCTCGGCGGCAGAAAGAATTTCAGCAGGCGTACGCTAATGCTTATGCGTCTGGTGATCGCGGTGCTTTGCGTCAGTTGGCTACTCAATATCCAGACCAGATTGAATCCGTTCGTAAAGGCATGGGATTCATTGATGAAGACCAGCGCAATTCTATCGGCACCTTAGCGGCTGGCGCACGCCTTGCGGCCTCGTCTCCAGAAGCAATGCAATCATGGCTGCAAAACAACGCCAATGAGCTGGCGCGCGTCGGTGTTGACCCTAATAACGTTGCTCAGATGTATCAGCAGAATCCTTCAGGATTTGGTGAGTTTGTTGATCACCTTGGAATGGCTGCTCTTGGTCCGATTGATTACTTCAATGTTCAGGACAAGATGGCTGGTCGTGAAATTGACCGAGGTAGGCTGGCAGAGACAATCCGCAGCAATAAGGCAGGTGAAGCACTAACAGTTCGAGGTCAGGACATCCAGATACGTGGACAGAACATCAGCGCACAGAATGCTGCTCTTTCCCGAGAAATACAAAGAGCAGAATTACAAGAAAAGGCTCTGGACAGACAGATAGCCAGAGAAAGCAATCAGTTAAAGCTTGAAGAGCTAAAACAGAAACAGGCAGATGTTCGGCAAAAGGCTGACATAGCCCGCGCTGACAGGCAGGCCGCCGCTCAGGGTGCAGTTGATACGTTCAGCACTGCGCTTGATTCTCTCAACGAGATAGAGCAAAGCCCCGGCCTTTCAAAAGCAGTAGGAATTCGCTCAGCGTTTCCGACAGTTCCTGGCTCTGATGCGGCTAACTTTGAAGCAAGGCTCGATACCTTTAAAGCTCAAACATTCCTTCCTATGGTGCAGTCCCTGAAGGGTATGGGTGCTCTTTCAGATGCTGAGGGTAAAAAATTATCCGATGCGGTTGGTGCCCTAAGCCCCAAAATGAGTGAAAAGGCTTTTCGTGACTCTATCGGAAAGATTAGAAATCAGCTTGAAAGCAAGTTGAGCACTGTTAAAAAACAGTTTGATTATCAGGAGCCAGTACAGAATACGCCAGTGCAACAACCTACTACTGGCAGTAACTTTTCTTCACTATGGGGTGATTAATGGCTAAAGCATGGAAAGATGTTATCGCCTCTCCACAGTATCAGGCGTTAGCACCAGAACAAAAAGCGCAGGCTCAGGAGCAATACTTCAATGAAGTCGTGGCCCCGCAAGCCGGAGAAAATGCAGAGCAGGCTAAGCAAGCTTTCTATGCTGCCTATCCATTGCCATTTGTGCAGTCAGTGGAGACACAGCAACCAGTAGCACAGCAACAACCACAGCAAAGTGGATTTATGTCTGATCTTGGCGAAGCAGTAAAAGAGACTGGTCGCGGACTGGTGCAGGCTGGCGTGAACGTGGCAAACATACCTGCATCAGTTGCCGATGCTGTAACAAGCGCGGCGGCTTGGGCTGGCGGTAAACTCGGAATTGGCGATGGGACATATCACCCAGCGCCACGAGTAACAACGCAGGGATTAGAGCAGGACTTTGGCCTTCAGCAAGGTGCGCTGACTCCACAAACGACAGAGGGAAGGGTATTTGCTGAAGCATTGCCTTACCTCACTCCTGCTGGCGTTGAGAGAGCGGCGATACAGGCACCAACACTTGCTGGTCGAATTGCTCAGGGGGCAACTCGCCTTCTAGCAGAAAACGCAGTTGGATCACTTGCTGCAAATAGTGCGAAAGATGATGCGGAAGCACTCGCCACCGATTTAGGCGTTGGTGTACTTGCTGGCGGTGCTATTAACGCTGCCGGGCGTGGATTAGGTGCTGCTTATCGTGGCGTTCGTGGTGCTATTGCGCCAGAAGCGCAGCAGGCTATCAGATTTGCAGAGCGTGAAGGTGTTCCTCTGCACACCACAGACCTGTTACAACCCACTTCCCGCGTCGGAAAAATGGCGCAAACGACAGCAGAAAATATCCCCCTGGCTGGCACAAGCGGAATGAGAGCAACGCAACAGGAAGCGAGAAGCCAGTTGGTGCAGAGATTTGCTGATAAATTCGGTGAGTATGATCCAGCGGTTGTTATTGACAGCCTTAAAGCGAAAACATCAGGAATTCGTCGCGCTGCAGGAAATCGACTGGAGCAGGTTCAGAATGCTATGGCGGGAATAAACATTCAGCCTGCAAGAGCAATTCAGCAGATTGATACAGAAATATCTAACCTGCAGAAGCTTGGTAAGGTTGCTGATAACGAGACTATTTCAAAACTTCAGTCCTATCGTGATGAGCTTGTTCGCAATGCTGGTCCTGATGGTCCGGTAAATCTGGATTTGAAGCAATTAAGCGATCTGCGCAGCCAGTTCAGAATGGACGTGAAGGGTGAGCGACCAGTGTTACCAAACCGTTCCGATGCTGCCATTCAGCGCGTTTACAAGGCAATGACCGACGATATCAATGGTGCCATTGGTCAGAATCTTGGCAACGATACTCTCCGTAAATATCAGCAGGCCAATGCCGTCTACGCTGACGAAGCGGCTAAACTAAAGAATACCAGGCTGAAGAATGTTCTCATGAAAGGCGATCTGACGCCGGAAGTTGTCAACAACATGCTATTCAGCAAGAACAAATCGGAAATTAAGACTCTGTATAACTCAGTTGGTCGTGTTGGCAGGGCGCAAATGCGCAATGGCATTATTGGAAAGGCGATGGAGAAATCTGGAGGATCCCCTGACCAGTTCCTTCGGCAGCTTAACATCCTGCAAAACCAGACTGGCATCACATTTAAGGGGCAGGACGCTGCTTATCTGAAAGGATTGAAAAACTACCTGCAATCCACGCAGCAGGCTGCAAAAGCGGCAGTAACAACACCAACAGGGCAGCAAACCATCCCGTTCATTATCGGGTATGGGACGGCAATGAACCCTGCAACAACTGGCGCAGCAGTAAGCTACGGACTTCTTACTCGCGCCTATGAGAGCGAGCCATTCAGAAATGCAATGCTCAGAATGGCAAACACACCACGCGGATCAACAGCGTTTGAGAAAGCCATGCAGCAGTCGCAAAAGGCCATTAACGCCCTGACTCAGGGGGCCAAGTCTGATGCGTTGTCAGAATAGCTTCGCAAACACCAGGAACGTGCAAAAACCAACTATGTAGAACGCAATGTTCAACAGATCTCTTTGCATAGACTCAACTCATAATTAACAAATCATAACTGACATTAGTGCAATGCCGGACAGGTTGCATCTTGTCCGGAATTGCTACGTCCGGAGCAAATTAAATGACAGACATTATAACCAATGTTGTAATTGGGATGCCTTCGCAACTCTTCACTATGGCTCGTTCTTTTAAAGCCGTAGCCAATGGCAAAATTTATATCGGTAAAATTGACACTGACCCGGTAAATCCTGAAAACCAGATTCAGGTTTATGTAGAGAATGAAGACGGATCTCACGTCCCTGTTTCTCAGCCAATTGTTATCAATGCTGCCGGATATCCTGTGTACAACGGGCAGATTGCCAAATTTGTAACTGAGCAAGGCCATTCAATGGCTGTATATGATGCGTATGGTTCGCAGCAGTTCTATTTTCAGAATGTGCTGAAGTACGACCCTGATCAGTTCGGTCCGGATTTAATTGAGCAACTAGCTCAATCCGGTAAGTATTCGCAGGATAACACCAAAGGCGATGCCATGATTGGCGTCAAGCAGCCTTTACCAAAAGCAGTTTTAAGAACTCAGCATGACAAAAATAAAGAAGCAATAAGTATCCTGGATTTTGGTGTTATTGATGATGGTGTGACAGATAATTACCAGGCAATACAAAATGCTATAGATGCCGTTGCTTCACTACCCTCCGGCGGGGAGCTGTTTATCCCTGCGAGCAACCAAGCGGTTGGGTATATTGTTGGATCCACTTTGCTTATTCCTGGCGGTGTTAACATCAGAGGGGTTGGTAAGGCATCGCAACTCCGAGCAAAAAGCGGACTTACAGGATCTGTGTTAAGGCTG